CCCCCCCCCCCCCCTTTAGAAAAGGTTGAGCCAAACCTATCTTTAGAAAATGCGAAGTTTTAAAATTATTATTTTTGTAAATTAAAAAATAATAATTTAGAATATATGAGCAGTTGGCCTAAAAAGCACCATGCAACAAAACCCAGTCTTAAGTTTTACTCGATTTTCAAAAATAATGAGACAAACACGATGAATGCGAACAAAACGTTGTATAATGTTGAACTCACATTGGTAGATAATCTTAAATCGAATACAAGAATTGGCACCGGAATGGTTGTCGGAACAAATTCAAATGCCGTAACCACACAAAATATGTTGTTTTTCAGTGAATTTTACACTTTGTGTTTTCCAAATGGAACTATTACAGCTGTCGCTGCAGGGACAAATACAACTCAATCTAGCGGAGTCTTTGATTCTTCTGCTCCGCCTATCGTAGAGAGAATCGTTTGTGGTTCGGGAAAATACACTTATAAAAATGGGTACGTTGTTACAAAAATGGTCGACGCTGTAACAAGAAAACAATATGTTTATTTTACAAACTAATCCACCTTTAAGAAATCCACCTTTAAGAAAGGTGGAGCCAAATTTTGGTTCAACCTTTTCTAAAGGTTGAATGGAGCCAAATTTTGGTTCAACCTTTAAGAAAGGTTGAATGGAGCCAAATTTTGGTTCAACCTTTAAGAAAGGTTGAATGGAGCCAAATTTTGGTTCAACCTTTTCTAAAGGTTGAGTGGAGCCAAATTTTGGTTCAACCTTTTCTAAAGGTTGAGTGGAGCAAAATTTTGGTTCAACCTTTTCTAAAGGTTGAGTGGAGCCAAATTTTGGTTCAACCACAAATTTTGGTTCAACCTTTTCTAAAGGTTGAGTGGAGTCAAAAAATTATTTCAACAATCAAAAATGTTGAAATAAATATATCTTTAAATGGGTGGAGAAAAATGAGCTTTGGGGGAGAATCGAACTCCCGATCTTTAGTTTACAAGACTAACGCAATACCACTTTGCCACCAAAGCTTTTGTAAGTAGAAAATCTGCTTACGTATTAACGTACACGCATCGGGAATCGAACCCGAGTTGTTTGATTGGAAGTCAAATAGTCTACCACTGACTTATGCGTGTTTTTTAGGGGAACCAAGGTTCCGCTACGCCATTCCCTTTGGCCCTAAGACCCCCTCCTTTTTAAAGAATGGGTGGAGCCAAAAAATGGCTTGATTTACCTTTCTTAAAAAAAGGTGATTACACTAATTCAGGAACGTATAGTTGATCCGTGAATTTAAAAACTGAATTGTAATATTTAACTCCCACACCCACCCCCCATCCTATATTCTTAAAATACTTTGTCTTTAAGTAGTTTTTTTGAATAATAAAATTAGAATTTAATTAGAGAACCGTTTTTAAAACGCCCATTTGTTCTTCTGTTAATTTATCCGGGAATTTTACTTGAAAGTGTATAATGAGATTACCTTGGTGATTTTCTCTCTTCAATCCCATTCCAGGAATGATTTTTTGGTAGTCTGGTTTAATAATATTTCCACTATTGTTGTTCAAAGTATAAGACTTGCCATTGATGTATTTTAATTCAAAAGAAAACCCACACAATGCATCTTTCAATGAGATTTCTTTTTCCAAAATAAGATCCAATCCTGATCGCTTAAAAACGGTGTTGTTTTCAACCTTTATAAAAAGTTTGACATCTCCTTTGCAGACATCGTTTAAAACATTCCCTTTGTCTCTTATGATAAGGATTTCATTGTCGTCCGCTCCTTGTGGTATATCGATATACAATGTCTCCGTTTCAAATGTTTTTGTTCCATTTTCCACAATCCATCGCTCAATATCCAACGGGACTTTGGCTCCTGACAAAATTTGCTCCATAGATACTTGCAATATTTTTACAATAGGTGTCGGTTTTTGCAAAGCTTGCGGGAAACCCATCCCCATGTGAGAAGGCATATTTGAACTGCCCATATTCATATTCATGGAAGGCATTCCTCCGTGAAACACATGGAATCGAGCACCGCCTGGCATTCCAGGAAAAGGCATGCCTCTTTTTTCAAATGGGAAATTTCCTGCAAACATTCCCCCCATATTGCCAAACAAATGACTTAACAATTCATCCATTTGTTCCTCCATGGGTCCATTTGTTTTGAAAAAAGGATTTTTGCTCATTATATCGTATTCTTCTCTCTTTGAAACATCGCTTAAAGTCTCATAAGCTTCGTTTATTTTGTGGAACGTTTCAATTGCTTCGGGCTCACGATTCTTGTCTGGATGAAACTTTAAAGAGAGAGAGCGAAATGCCTTTTTTATTTCTTCAACGGAAGCCTTTTCATTCACACCTAAAATATCGTAGTAAGATTGTGCGTCGGCCATTATTAATATGGGTAAGTATATACTTAAATAAATATTAACGTATAGATTAATGGAAAATATATCCGTAAAAAACGACAATTTCATTTTAGGGACTGACAATTTCATTTTAGGGACTGACAATTTCATTTTAGAAACCGATCAATTAGGAACCGATCAATTAGAAACCGAAAAAAAAGAAAATAAAAATAGCTTATTCGTAAATAAATATCAGCCTCTTTTTTTAGACGATTTTGGAATAGACAAAGAATTATCACAAATGCTAAAGTCTTTTATTGCTTTGGATAGTTTGAATATTATGTTCTTAGGTGAAATTGCATCGGGAAAAACCTCTTTACTAAATGCAATAATCAAGGAGTATTATATTGGATACTCACCGAAAGAATATGAACACAATATCCTCTACATAAACAGCCTAAAAGAACAAGGAATCAATTATTATCGCACAGACGTAAAAACGTTTTGCCAAACATGTTCCTCTATTCAAAGTAAGAAAAAAATCATTGTTCTAGATGATTTGGATATGATAAATGAACAAAGCCAACAAGTATTTCGAAATTGTTTAGACAAATTTAGCAAAAATGTGCATTTTATTTCTTCGTGTAGTAATCTGCAAAAAGTCATTGAAAGTCTTCAATCACGTTTCAATATCATTAAGCTTAAACCAATGAAGAGAGAAAAGTTACGGTTTATTTTAAATAAAATAAAAAATGCGGAAAATATTCACATCGACGAAGATGCGGAAGAATTCATTATAAATGTGTCTAATAATGCGGTTAAAATACTAATAAATTATATGGAAAAATTTAAACTTTTAGGAGAAACAACGATTACTCTTTCTTTAGCACAACAATTATGCACTAATATTAGTTTTCTTACTTTCGAAGAATTTACGTGCTTGATTAAACAAAAAGAGTTAAATCAAGCCATTCGTTTAATATACAGTGTCTATGATAAGGGATATTCGGTCATGGATATTTTGGACAATTATTTCATTTTTACAAAAACAACTCCTTTATTATCCGAAGATGAAAAATACGAAATTATTCCCATTATATGTAAATACATTACTATTTTTCACAATATACATGAAGATGAAATAGAGTTGGCATTATTTACTAACAATTTGCTTTCTATAATGTAATATAATGTAATATAATGTAATATAATATAATTAATTTATACAGTTGAATATTTTAATCATGGAAATTAGATGAATCATCCTTTTTTATAAAAAAAAATAATTTGCATAATTTGTATAATCTAATATTATAGTATTATATTATATGACAAGTCAAATTTTCAAAAAAAAAATCCCCACAGAGTTACTTTTTAACTTGTTGGATGATATATGTTTGAAAAATGAAAAACATTACACTTTTAACCTAAATGCGTTTAAAAAAGGAACATTTAATGAAAAAATAGCCCTCTTTTTAAAAGAATGCGAAGATTACTATCACCTATCAAAAAAAAAATATTTAGAAAAAAAACTTTGTTACAATAGTTTTGCAACCGTATTGAGGCAAATATGTAATCACAATAAAATTACATACACTTCTCAAATCAAGTATGATAAGTCTTCTTATGAAATCACATACTACATATATATTGATTAAAAGTTTTCAAGATATTGGGTAATTATAATTTAGAATGAAAAACCATTTGTTCAATGCCAAAATATTCAAACCCGACATTCATTTAATTGCAACGGTTAGTATCTTCTTTTTGTCCCCTTCGTCGGTTTTCTAGACTTTTTGGTTTTGACTAACTTGGTTTTTGGTGCATATTTTTCTTTTTTTTCTTTTTTTTGATCTTCATCCTCTTCCTCTTCTTCCTGATTATCCTCTTCAACCGGTGCAAAATAATGTTCTTCATCTTCATCTTCGTGTTTATTTTTCTTATCATATTTATCATGTTTATCGGTATTATTGGAATTGAACACATAGAGTCCTAAACCTCCTGCAGCCAAAATAGATGTTGCTAAAAACAAAGTCATTGTGTCATTATTCATGTTTATTTATATAAATATAAACATGAAATTATTTGCATATTTTAACTCATTCTTTCCACCTTTTCCACCTTTGGAAAAGGTGGAGCCAAACATGGTGACAACTTTTTCACTTAAAAATATCGTATCAACAAACAATTTGGTTCAACCTTTCTCAAAGGTTGGGTGGAGCCAAATCAACCTTTAAAAAAGATTGAACCAAACTTTGGCTCCACCTTTCTTAAAGGTGGAACCGGTTGTAAACATCTCGCAACAATCTTAGCGCACTTCTTATTTTTTTCGATTTATAATTACTTGGCAAATAGGCAATCAATTGATTTGTTTTAGTGTCATTTTCCTCTAAATATTCAAAAGTAATATCATCGCTTGACATAGGCAATTCTTGATAGTTTATCAAATCTGTCAATACCTTATTATCCTTTCCTATCAAAAATCGAATAAACGGCTCTAATTCGTGTGCATAGTCGCATTGAAAAGAAAAAGAATTGAACTCAATATTTTCATTATTACGCCTTCCTCGAAGAATAAATCGATGTTCTTCCTTGTCGTACAAAATGTATAGTATAGCGTCAACCGATTGGTCTTCGATACTAAATTCCATAATCTTCAACACTAGGCAGTCGGTTGGCGGTGTGGTAGTCATTTTATTTCTAATAAATAATTAGGCAATTTCTTTTTATATTTGTTTGCAATATGTTATTCAACCTTTTCAACCTTTTCAACCTTTAGAAATCCACCTTTAGAAAAGGTGGAGCCAAATATGAGCCAAATCTACCTTTTCAACCTTTAAAAAAGGTTGAGCCAAATATAACCCAAATATGTAAAAAATCATTAATTAGATTACGACAAAATATACAATCAATCATTTCAAATATATTTTTTTGTGCATATTTGGTTTATATTTGGCTCCACTCAACCTTTTTTAAAGGTAGATTTGGCTCCACCTTTTTTAAAGGTGGATTTGGTTTATATTTGGCTCTACCTTTTTTAAAGGTAGATTTGGCTCCACCTTTTCTAAAGGTGGATTCTAAAGGTCGAATCGAAAATTTTTAAAAGCCTCTTGTAGTCTTGGGTCAAAAGCTGCGCGCATATCTGAAGGACAACGAGCAAGTTCCTCATCCAGCTGGCGTTCTTCGTCCCAATATTCTTCTTCTTCTTCGTAATCGTCATTGCTGTATTCTTCTTCCTCATAATAAGATTCGTTGTCATCATCTTCTCCTTGTTCTTGCTCTTGCTGTTGTTCTTGTTCTTGTTCTTGTTCTTCATTGCCGATTTCCTCCAAACTAACTCCCACCATATAAGGAATGCGTAGTTCAACGTTTTCTTGACTAAAGGACGGGAAGCAAAACACTTCTTCGTCCATCTTCACCGCTGCACATCCGCGAGGCACTTGGTAAGCTGCTGCACAGTCCCAGCAGTAGCCGACGAAGACATTTCTTACGTAGCCATAGGTGCTGCACGATGCGCAACGCTCGGGACCACATTCAGAAGTGTATTCTGTTGGATTATGGTCTAATGCATATGCTACAGGAAAATGGCAGTCATACCAAATTCCGTTGTGATAATAAAACCTACCTTGTTCTCCTTGATAAACAGTAATGGTTGATAATAAAGTTGCGGACATATTTGTTATATTGGTGAAAAGTTCTTTGAAAGAATGCACTTGGTGATTTGAATATGTCTTTCGTTAAATGGATGAAAAGCATTTCAATTTTTTTAGGGGAACCAAGGTTCCCCCTAAGACCCCCTCCTTTTCCACCTTTTCCACCTTTAAAAAAAGTTGAGCCAAATCCACCTTTTCTAAAGGTAAAACCAAAAAACCAATGTTTGGCTCCACCTTTTCTAAAGGTGGATTTGGCTCAACCTTTTTTAAAGGTTGAAAGGATATAAAAACAACGCCACATATTATATACAATAAACCAATGAGAACCATACCCTTTTTATACACACTATCACATTTCGCAAAAAGTTCCCAAATAATCAAAAATGGCAACACTCCGTCTTGCAGGAATTGCATTTATTACAAACCGACGCCATACTCAAGTGATTTAGTCTCCCGGTTTAATAAATGCGAAAAATTCGGAAACAAAGATATTGTTACAGGCATTGTTACATACGAATACGCAGAAGATTGCAGAAGAGACGAAACCAAGTGCGGAAAAGCTGGCGTATATTTTGAACTGGAACCAAATATGCAGTGGAAAGAGCTAAAGCATGCTATATTTAGCAGGCCATTTTTGAGTTTTATAGTCCTTGAATTATTTTTTATTATATGGTGTATTGTAAAACGGTAAAATAATCAGCTTTATTTTTTACAAACGAATGATATTATAAGAAATACATATAAACATAATTTTTATATGTATTTAAATGGCGTCGCCTTCTTTTTTTTCTAAAATATTGGATTTTGAATTGTCAAAAGACAATTTATCATTGAATCCAACTGAAATCGAATTTTTGCAAAATGTGTTAAAAGACCAGCCAGAAGTATTTTCTTTCATTATTGCTAAAATCAATGCTATTTTTGCTGATAGAAGCATAGATTATCATGATATTCCGGACATTGTGTTGTTGTTGTCTACTATTTACAAAGAGCATCTCTTGGAAAAATCCGTGGAAAATGTGGGACTGCTTAATATTATAAAGTTTTCTGCTGATACGCTCTTGAAAAAAGGAGTAATTGCTTTGCCTGAATTAGAGGCGGGTGTAATTCAAAAGTTGATTGATTCGTCAATCGAATTGCTTAAAATGGATCCGGAGATTGTGCAAAAAGAAGAAAAAATATGTTTTTCGCTGTTCCACCTTTTCCACCTTTTCCACCTTTGAGAAAGGTGGAGCCAAATCTACCTTTTCCACCTTTAGGAAAGGTGGAGCCAAAAGTTGAGACAAAAATTGTCTCTGCTACGCCTAAAAGGCTCTCCTTGGGTTTTGCAGTTCCTTTTCAACCTTTTTTTAACCTTTCCTAAAATCTGCCTTTCAAAATATACCTTTAAAAATCTACCTTTAAAAAAGGTAGAGCCAAAAATTGTCTCTACCTTTTTTTAATCTTTCCTAAAATCTACCTTTCAAAATCTACCTTTAAAAAAGGTAGAGCCAAAAATTGTTTCTACCTTTTTTTTAATCTTTCCTAAAATCTACCTTTCAAAAAGGTAGAGCCAAAAATTATCTCTACCTTTTTTTAATCTTTCCTAAATATTACAAAGTTTGGCTCCACCTTTCCTAAAGGTGGAAATTTAACGTCTGTGGCGACGAGTCATGCGGCGGCGGTGGCGGCGTCCTCCGGTCATCTTGCTGTGGCGGCGTCTGCGTGTCATCATCATCATTTTATAATATAGCTAAAGATTTTATTTTTTTTAAATAGGGATTTTTTATTTTTTTAATTGAAAAGTTTTCTAAATATGGATGTATAAAATATTTGTAAATTTCAAAATAAAAATAAAAAATAAAAATTCAAATATTTTCAAAATAAAAATTAAAATCAAATCAATTTTCAATTTTGAAATATTTTACTATCTACCAGTATATTCCATTTTAATTAAATTATTTCCTAAATGATCGGGTTTTAGGCCATATAGACCTGGATATTCCGGAACCTTCCAAAATCCAACGAATCTGTTTCGTATTTCTTTATTTCTATGAGGCGTTAAAGGCTCTAAAATATTACTTTGTTCTCCCATATTCACTAAAATATAATTTCCTAAAATAGTGTCGGATTGCATAACCTGTTTGGGAGACATTCGAGAAAACCATTCATAATGCCTACGATTCAAAATCTCACACGCTGGTATTAAGATCCCGTACGTATTCGGATATATCTCAATATAATGATTAGAGAGCAAATCATCTACTAAAATAGCCTTCCCCTTACTTGTTTTGGTGCCAATCTCTGTTCCATCTATTAAATTAATCTGATTGCGTTGTATGCGAGCATTTATCCAGCGATTAAAATCGCCTAAAAATACACTTTCTGCGGTGTAATCGGAAGAAATAGTACGACCAATAAAATCAATCAACAACTTTACCGTCTCGCACTCCTTAGGAGCACCCGAAAAACAAACATTTGGATAAAAATCATGCGTTGTAGAAGTAATGTTGCGATCTACTGTCTCGCACACAAACATTTTATCGCCTCGTATTCCTTTGCTGTATAACCCCATCAAATTTTTAATGCATAAAAACGAAATGGGACAAATAAGTCCGCCATACATATGAAGTAACTTCATAAGACCTAGTTTCCTCACATTTTCTAAAACTGGCGTGGATAAACAGGTCATATTGTTGTTCCAGTTCGGCAAAAGATTCTGAAACGAATTGTCGTCGATGATGCAAATGGTAAAAGCCTTGTCGCAATGATTAATGATACTTCGCACGGTGAGATGCAGATAGGGTTGATTGAGCTCCATGGAACTGCGTGATCCAAAACTGAGCCAATTTCTTGCATTGTACTCATAGGGCACATGCAACCACAAAATGGGTTTTTTACTTTTTGACAAGGTCTCGCCATCAAGCAAATAGTTTTGAATCGCTTCATAATGATCGGCATGTTCTTCTTTCAAACGCTTGTTTTCGAATCTCTTGTACAATATGCCAACAACTATTAAAATAACAAAGAGTATAATATAATTTGTAATGGAAAATGACTTCATATAGTATAATATTATAATATTATACTATTATATTTTTACAATATATCACATGTTTTACTTTTACTAAATGCTTTTTATTTGCTTGGAAATCGCGTTCTCACATCGGCTAAATGGTTTCCACACCTTCTGAAAAAATTATCTAACTCAACAGGGGCGGCTCCTGTAACCGAGTCATCTGGAATAAAAGTGACATTGCCCTTTTTATAACAAAGTAGAACAGGGATTCCATTCACCATTTTTTTGCTTTTCAAAAAAGAATAAAAATCGATACTTTGATCTACATCAATGTCGGCACAAACTACTTCTGGAGGTGAAGAGGCGAAAAAACCATGCACTACATTTTTAATCAGCTTACAAGGTCCGCACCATGTTGCACCAAGTTTGATAATGATTAGACCCGGGTTGTGTTGCAGTAAATGGAAAAAAGATTCTCTATTCGGAATTTCGCTAATCACTTCTTTAGACATTTGTTATACTATTACGAATGACTAAATATTGGTTGAAATAACTAAAAACATTTTTTTTGTAAAAAATGTATTTCTACATTATATAGAAATGGCAACCAAGACAAAAAAAATAAGAATTCCATTGCGATATTTGCCAAGGCGCTTATCAAAAAGTGACCGAAAAAAACAAATTAATATGCTTATGCGTTCTAGAAAAATGTATAAAAGAGGCAATTATTATACCCGAAAGAAGGTAAAAACATTCTCGAGCAAAACTTCCAACCACATTGTAAATGCGCGCAAAATATATAAGTTGGATAAAATCGTCCCCGGGAAACAGCTTGCAAAAGCCACTGGTTGCACCGTTTCGTCTCTGAAAAAGATTGTGCAAAAAGGTCAAGGCGCCTATTATTCTTCTGGCTCGCGTCCTAATCAAACCGCGCAATCCTGGGGATTGGCTCGTCTAGCGAGTTCCGTAACTGGCGGCAAAGCGGCTGCTGTGGATTTTCACATATTGGAAACAGGGTGCGACCATAGCAAAAAAGCATACCGCCTAGCTAAAAAAAGTGGGTATAAAGCAAATTCCGCTGCGAAAAAGGTGTCTGTATAATATAATAAAAATCTTTTTTTTGTTATTTTGTTTGACTTTATTTTGTCTTTTTACTCTGTTTTATTTTTACACCATTTACAATTTCTTGTATTTTATGATGCCACTCTTCTGTTATTTTAGGTATGAACTTATTCAAAATAGCTGCAAAGCTTGCCCATATTGCATTGCTATAAATAATTTCCGGAGGCGTGTAAATCAATCTATCAATAAATTTTTGTAATGAATGTCGCAATGCAAATTCATAGTTTGGAACTAACTCAAGCGACATTTTTGCCACAAGATCAATGTCTCTTTCATTTTCCATTACTAGTTGCTTACTATAAAAATATGTAAGACTTTATATTATTTTTATATTATAAAAAACAATATAACCATTTTATATGAAGGAAGGCGGTGCTGGGTGGAGGAAAGATGCTGGTTTAACTAGGGATGTTGTAGGAAATAAACCAAATGTTTCCTTTATAAATTCAAATGAAGAGAGAAAATATGGATTTTTTAGCGAAAACCCGCTCACTTATTACCACTCTTACCACGATATACCGAATGGAACTGATTTTTATTTAATGGATATTTCATTGGATTATGATGCGTTGAACGATGAGGAACGCGATGATTTGGAGAGACAGCGAAATATAGCTATTGAAGAGTATCGAAAACAAAAAATGAATCCGAAGTTTGCAGCTGGTAAAAAAAGACGCACTTTAAAAAAAAAGAGAAAAATTGTTAAGAGAGGCACAAAAAAGATGAAAAAGGGTGCTTTCAAATCTTCAAGGATGTAAAACGCTCCTCAGTTTTATATATTTTTGTTAAAAAAAATATATAAGAATTATCCATTTTATTATTTAATTATAATGCTAAAAACACATATTGTGCTATTTGAAACAAAACATTATGATTGGATTGCTTATTCTGTCACAGGTTCTGACGCAAAACGTTCATTAGATGTAAATAAAAATTATAATATATTTTATGTTTTTGAGTGCGATTTAAAGAAGCAATATCCATATACAATGAAATTAAAATCACCACTGAATAAACATTACGATTGTAAAAAAATAAACAAATACAAAGAAGAACATTTTGACGAAAAAGATGAATATATTATAGTTAGTGAAGCCGGGGAAGGTATTTATTTTGACGTAAAATATAATTAATTTGGCATTTTTACAACTTATGAAATGAGCAAAGGTCTAAAAAATGCATTTATAAAATTTATTTCTCAATAACGACCTGCTTTGCAATATTTTTAATGATTTTGTTTTCCTTTTCAACATCATTGCCACCTCTGCCTCCTCCCATAGACTCTACAATGAGTTTGTTGTATTGGTCCGAATATTTTGATTCACTTTTGCCGCAGTCAGGATGTTTTGCTCGAAAAAGGGGGAGCATCTTGGTATTTTTGTAAGCCACGTGCTTTATCACTTTTCTTAACTTCTGTTTTTCTTCACTCTCCTTTTCCCATATATTGTTGTCCTTGATATACATGGTTTCTCTCTTTGAATCACTACAATGAACTGGTCTTTTAGTGATATCAAGTGCTTTCAAGTTCTTGATTATGATATTGGATATGCCCTCTACGAAACCGAGTTTGCCCACTTCTTCCAAATCAGACAACTGAAGTTGTAATGATTCCGCAAAATCAGTGATATTCATTGCATCTTTGCATTGCTCGTTTAAAAACACATTGAGATTAAATGTTTTGTTGTGGCTATTGATATTGCAAATAGACCCCGTGGTAGACGCCTCTTTTTCATAGACTTTCATAATCATTTTATTCTGCTCGATTAACATCTCCTTAAATTCAGTATTCTCTTTCACCAAGTATTCCAATAAATTACCTTCCATTAAATTATGTTTGGCTTCATCTTTTACTATTTTGTAATCACATTTTTTCTTATGTGACGATAATGTGGAGCGATGTGCGTATTTTTTGCCGCATTCGCACAAAAATTTTTGGGGATTTTTGTGGATTTTTGTTAGGATCATGTTAGGATTTGTGACTGACTCGTGTTTTTTGGTAAGACGGTGTTTTTCAAAGTCTTTTTTAGTCGCAGCATAATGGTTACATTTTTCACAGAAAAAATGGGTGGGATTTTTGGGATTTTTCATGTTAGGATTTGTTAGTATAAAATCCTAACATAAAAAATCCCTAAATTCTTTTTTGCAAAAAGAATAAAAAAATATCGTAACAATTTCAAAATTATTTTTTTTATGACCAGAGCTTAAAAATTTTTTATCGTCACAATTCAGGATTTTTCAAGATTAAATCGGAGGTAACCGATTTTGGACATTTATAAATGTCCATTTTCGATTTTGGAAAATACTTTTGGGTTTTTTTTCGAAAACTTGGAAAGTTCTTTAAGTAGTTTTTTTGGAAATATATATTATTTTTTGGGAGATGGAGAGTGAAAAATGAACTCGGATGCGGAGGTACCAAGACTATTTTGTAAAAAAATGAAATAAAAATACTTTGTAAAAATAATACAAATTAACTCAATTTATATTATTTGTAAATAATGATTTACGAAACCGACATGGATTTAGTATTGCATCCTGATTTGTATGCGCCCAGTATAAACGAAAGCGGCAATTATGTGGACAAAATTCCGTCTTTTACTTGTTATAAAAAAGGACTCACATGCCCATGTGGAGCAAGAAAAGACAAGGTGTATGACACATACGCCATATTTTCCGCACACACCAAGTCAAAAACACATCAAAAGTGGTTGGAGAACTTGAACTTGAATCGAGCTAATTATTATGTGGAAAACGAGAAGCTAAAAGAAACTATGCAAAACCAGCGGCTGATTATTGCTAAAATGGAAAAAGAGTTGCAAACCAAAAGTATGACAATCGATTATTTGACACAACAACTAAGCTTCACTTCTGGGAGCAAAGTCGTAACCGATTTGATAGACTTTGACTAAAATGCAATCAAACCAGTTACAATCGCAATTACATTACAAATCTGTAAATTCCACATCATAGTCCCTTTCACAAACCGGTTTTACCAAACTAAATATAATTCTATAATCCGAATCAAATTTCTTGTTTAAACACGCTGATTCTGAAATTTCTTCCATCATTTTTTTTACGTGTTCAAACATAAGAGAATCATCCATGCCTGGCGCATAGGTTACTATGTTTCCTACATGCAACTCTGATTCACTTGCCGGCCAAGCGATTTTATTCCATAATAAAGAAATGGTTTCTTTTTTTCCGTAATGAAATAACTCTTGCGTTTGAATTCCATTAACAATTGCATTTTTCACATTCTCTAGAATATTTCCATAGTTTGTGCATAGTCTAGTTTTGTCTGACCAAATTTTAATTGATAAAATGTGAGTGTATTTCATTATAACGTATAATAATATGCATTTTTTACTTTATATTGTTTGCAAAAACTACTATATTACCCGCTATTTTTCTGCACAAATGCCTCCAATTCGTTAATGTCAATTTCAGGCATCACCACATGCGCCTCCCAAAAGTAGCGACAATAAGCCCAGACGAACTTGCAGTCATTTTTATACCAGCCAATATGTTCGCGTATCAAGTTGTCATATAATTTACTCGGCAACAAATGCAAACTTTGCAAAGGAAGCACGTAACACAACTGAACAAGTTCGCTCACTGGCTTTGGTGGTTTATTGGTAATTAACTCACGTTCAAAAAGAGGCATGTATCTTAATAAATCACCCAACAAAGGTGGATAGTGATAGTTGTAACACCATCGCCAGTCCGCGCAACCTTGTGTGTAATACTTCATTGTCCATTCTAGTCCCTCCAAATAATTTACGCATATTTCTTGAATATTCTCTTCGGTAATATCGTTCTTAAACAAACATTTATAATACCTTAGCCTCCAATTGGGCTTGAATGGATTGATGTATTTTTCCAGTGGTCTATCATATGTTGGCAACGATTCAAACTGTTGAAACTTTTCTTCCGGAGTGGAAGGATTGATTTTATGTTTTTCCCTTCGGTCTCTTAGCTTGGCTTCAGATTGCAAAAATTCTTCCTCTTTTTCAGCTAGAGCGCTTACCAATTCTCTCACATTTCCCCAGAAAATGGTTTTCCCGTCGGTCAAAAATTTTTTACTTGTCTTACCAATAGTTGCTTTGTACATGTTGATCATTTTATCTACGCCTCCAGTGCGAATATTTACCGCAGGAAAATGTGGCATAAAATCGTTTCCCAAAAAGAAACACATGAAAATATAATCGTACACACTATTTGCATTTTGTTCTTGTTCTTTCTGTTGTTGTTCTTGTCCTTCTTCTTTATCATTGTTCATTTCACTACTAATAACCCGCGCCAACTCAGGAATGTCAATGATATAAGATTCATTCGGATCCAAATCAGGCTGAATGGTTTTAATAAAGTGAGGCGTCTCTCTAAACAAATAAATTTTGTCTGTCACCGGTAAATGATTGATGGAAAGCATTATCAAGTCCGCATCCAGTCCATAAATAATAGTGTTTTTTCCTTGATGTTGTTCAGGAAATGTGCGTATGTATTCAAATAATTTGTGTTCCCCTTCGCCGCAAGAATCGCTGGTGGAGACTATCAAGTTTTGAACACCATACTTTGATTTATTTGAATACACCGCCTTTACTTTGTCTCCCAACCTCTTCATAAAAACAGTCCCAGGAGTGATGGCTGTGGTGTTCCATGGATCGGGTTTTCCATCTTTAAATATGGATTTGGAAATGGTGTTTTGATAGAGTGACTTGTATCGTCGGTTTCGTTGCTGCTCTAACTTGGCCATCGGTGCCACACCATCAAACGCAATAAAAATATTATTGGTTGGCTTTAACAACGCAATGTATTCGTCAATTGTTTTTACAACTTCTTTGATAATGGCATCAATCTCATTTTCCACTAATTTTGAAAAATCAATATTGCGCACCGCATCATATATTATTGAATTGCAATCCAAATATAAATTATCGTTTTGAATTGCAATGTCTCCTATTTTATGAATAAGGCGCGCATGATTTTTTACAATATAGGAAAAATAACTGGGAATACCCATGAAATTCAATTATATATACACATACGTACAATGTATTTAATAGGTTCTTATAAATACAATATCACTCACAAGCTTTATTTATAAAGACTAACCAATTTATTAAATTATCATAATATATAAGACATGACAAAAAAAAGTAATTTTGTAATTGCAACAGAGTCAATTGCAAAATATGAAAATGTATATACACAAAAGCCTGATATATTTTTTCTGGTAAGTAAAAAAATAGATTTTTTTTATGAAATAATACAAAAAACAATTGTACATGTACAAAAAAACAAAATATTAGACCTTTTAGGAATTACGGATGTAAGCACGTGCATAGAAAAGTTGAATGAAGTGAATACAAAAATACAAAAAACTTTGCAAATGTTGAATACAACTGAAAGTCAGGAGCATATCATCGCAGAGCTGCAAATCATAAATAATGATTTGTCACTTGTTTTGAAAAATTATGGCACAGAAAGTCTAGAAGATTTGTTGCTCATTTGTTTCGGCGCAAATTACAAATTGGATACTTCGCCTATTCTTGAAAGCAAATTAGAGTTGCTAAAAAAATATTTCCATCCTACAAGTTACAAGGTAATAAATAAAAAAGAAGACTATCCAAATGATGAAAATGTAAAAGAAGTGCATAATCCAATAAAGATGAGTAAAAATAACAAAAGCAAACTGGGAAGCACCGCCAAATTGGTGATACATCCCCCAAATAATATTTCAAATCATATTTCAACTAATATTTTATTATTGGATGATAATGCAAACAATATTCATTGCGCGGACATTTCTTATACAGTGAAATTATTCCATTTGAAGGTGTATGGGATTAAATTAATCATTAAAAATTCTCAATTGAAAAAAAGTCTAGTTATTTATGGTATTTTGGATGATATTATCATAGACTATTTAAGTAATGGTTACATTTGCGAGCACAAACAAAAACAAATTGAACTTCTTTCTTCCACGACAGAAAATAAAAAAGAATACGAAAGCTTTTTGCAGTCACTTACTTTAAAAGATTATTTGATTTTTAACAACGCGTCAGATTTTCTAAATAAGTTTGTAGGAATGAAGAGTCATCTAAATTCTATCAAACAAAAACAAATTGCAATTGCAGTCAAAGAGTTTATTGCTGATGAATTATATACGAAAAGAAACACGCTTCTTCATTTACTTGTCAATACTGATAATCGTGAAAATCAATATTTAGCTTACTTACTGTATGATCTTCTCTCTAATGACACAAATGGAAACATCGATACGCAAGAACAAACCATTTTGTATGATAGTTTTCCATGGATAATAAAGCAACATTTTAAAAATGCAATGAAAAAAACGATTCAATATACGCACGAACTTACGACATTTGACATAAACAAGATCCCGTTAGAGCAGCAAATTTGTTTGATAAAAGCTCCCGATACAGTGAAAGAAAAGGCAATGTTGAAATTGAAAGAGGTAAAGGCAAAATCAGAAGATTCTGGAACAAAAGCGCGACAATACTTAGATGGACTACTTAAAATACCTTTCGGAATTTATAAAAAAGAGCCCATATTGAATATCATAAAAACCATGAAAGAAGAATTTAACGAATTATGCAAAAAATATGATGTTGCAAAATTATATACATCTTTTTTACCGAAAGAAAATTATACAAACTTGGAAATATACAATTATTTGAAACAAATAAAAGAGATTATAACGATCAAAGAAAAGGATGTCATGGTTGAAGGATTAAAAACATACTTGTTAAAAGGCGAGAAAGCAAAGTTACAGAAAAACATTCAGGATATCAATACTATTCTCACAAAAAAAGGGACACAACCACAAAACAACCAAATTGTAAAGAGCTCTTCTATGAAAAAAGAAGAACTAAAACAAGAGCTTATTTCTTTTATCGAAACGAGTCAATCAAATAACCCCACCCTGTTGAAAGAAATGTATTCTACGTTTCAACCTTCTATATATAGCGGATCTAACAATAATAGCAAGTTAGATTATTTTTCTATTCATCAAAAAGTAGAGGAGTTGGAAAATCAGTCGAAACAAGTTGCCAATTATTTGACAAGTGTAAAGGATATTTTGGACACTTCAGTATATGGTCACAATAAAGCCAAACGACAAATTGAACGAATTATCGCGCAATGGATGAACGGGGAGCAAAAGGGTTATGCGTGCGGATTTGAAGGACCGCCGGGTGTTGGAAAAACGTCTCTTGCAAAGGGACTTGCGAATTGTTTGAAAGATGCAGAAGGTAATAGTCGCCCTTTTTCTCTCATCGCCATTGGAGGAGACTCCAACGCGTCTTCTTTAATAGGTCATTCTTACACCTATGTGGGAAGCACCTGGGGACAAATTTTGCAGATTTTAATGGATAAAAAATGCATGAATCCCATTATTTTGATTGATGAAGTGGATAAAATCAGCAAAACTGAACACGGAAAAGAAATTACGGGGGTTTTAACACATTTATTAGATCCTACACAAAATGAAATGTTCCAGGATAAATATTTTTCAGGTGTGGATTTAGATTTGTCCAATGTGCTTTTTATTTTGTCTTATAATGATGTCAATGAAATTGATCGTATCATGTTGGATCGTATCACGCGTATTAAATTTGACACTCTCTCTCTAGAGGATAAATTGGTTATTTGCAGCAAACATTTACTTCCGGATATTTATAAAAATATGGGATTAGAGCAAATGATTGAAATCAAAGAAGATGTGTTGAAGTTTATCATCAATGAATACACGTTAGAAGCCGGTGTAAGAAAGTTAAAAGAAATTCTTTTGGAAATAGTAGGCGAAATCAATTTAGAAATTTTACAAAGTGCAAATGACAATAACACGATTTCTATACCCATTGTCGTAACAATTGAAAATGTAAAAACAAAATATCTGAAAGACAAAAAAGAAGCGCTTATAAAAAAAGTATTTACATCAAGCAAAATTGGATTTGTCAATGGAATGTACGCAACGACTTTAGGCAATGGCGGGACACTGCCTATTCATGCACAGTTTTACCCTTCTTCTTCCTTTTTGGAACTTAAATTGACAGGTCTTCAACAAGAGGTGATGAAGGAAAGCATGCATGTAGCCTTAACGGTTGCTTGGAATTTGACAAATTCCAATGTTCAAACATTGTTAAGAGAGAAACACGATGATAAGTATAAATGCGGTATAAATATTCACACCGGGGACGGTGCAACACAAAAAGACGGACCGAGTGCGGGGTGTGCGATTGCTTGCGCTATATACAGCTTATTGAACAATGCACCTTTAAAAGGAGAATTTGGCATCACAGGAGAAATTCAAATGACTGGCGAAGTGAGTGCCATTGGAGGACTCGCATACAAAATCTTGGGATCATTGAAATCTGATGTGAAACACTTTATTTACCCTAAGGAAAACAAACGTGATTTTGACGAATTTATGCAAAAATACAAAGACCGGGAAGAAATAAAAGATGTGCAATTTTATCCTATTGAACATGTAGAAGAAGCGCTGCAGCTTTTGTTAGATAATGCAACAAAATAGCAAAAATCAAAATAGCAAAATAGCAAAAACTTTTTTTATAAAATATAATATTATATGGCAAAAAATGCAGTTGCGGTTGTTTCGTGTTATAAAAGAGATTTGAATTGGACAACAAAATTATTGGAATTTGTGGACAAGATTTATGTTTATGATCATGCGAAGATCATTAGTGAAAATGAATTTATATTAAATAATAGCTGCTACTATTACGAAGAAATACCAAATAAGGCATGTGAGGCAAGTGCTTATTTAAAATACATGATGGATAATTATAACAACTTACCTGAGAAAATAATATTAATTCATGATGAAGATTATTCATGGCACCATAATGGCAGTATTATTGATAGAATTAGAGATAATATTTGGAAAAATGACATGTATATAAATTTAAATGAATATACATGGGGAAATATGCGAGTAGATGAAAATGGATATATTGACCAGTTTAGACCAAATGATCGATATTTCAATTTTTATCAAGAAACCTTGTTGCCATATTTCGGAGATGTGCGAAAGTATTCTGATTTTTTAGGTGGTTATAAGGGGTGTGCTCAGTTTATCATTAAAAAAATATGCATTAGTCGCAATAATGCTCAATTATACATTGATTTGTATAATTATTGTATGAGTGATCGTGTAAATTTTGGCCATGAAAGCGGAGGGTTTGGTTATTTGATGGAATACACTTGGAATATTATTTTTGGATATAGAATTGACACTTCTTTATTTCATGGTTCATGGAAGCATACCGCTCGTTTTATACACTCTGATAATAAAATTATCTACGCCAAAATCGGGGACGCACGTGGAGGTTGGAATACGGTTTCCATGCCTATTCACGAAGAACACTTGTTCCACAATATATTTGGGGTTTTAGAAAAATAATAAATCTACATGACAATTTGTTAGTAAAACTAGAAGGATGATGGATTGTATTATTATTGTTATTATAATAATGATATTATTATTATAATGATATTATTATAATATTATTATAAATTAATATTATATGTACGGAAAAGTAGCACATGCTCCTATTTTGCCCACAAATAAAAATATAGTACATGCGCCATTAATGATGTATAAACCTTTTAGTCTTTTCGTTTTTCTTAGTTTTTTTAGCCCCATTATTGTCGTGGCAAGTGTGGTCTCATTATCTTTCATGAATCAAAATTTTAAAGGGATTATTTATTTGTTGTTTTTATTGGGAGCTTTACTAGCCAGAGAATTTATTTATTCACTTCTTCCAAATAAAAGCCGGATTGTTCCAAGTGTAAATGATGTGTGTTCATCGGTTGTATTTAGTCCATATGGGAACGCGACCTTCAGCGCGTTTGTGTTGTCTTTTACAATGATGTATTTGTTTCTGCCGATGTTTTCCAATGGATCGCCTAATTATTTTATTTTTTCCATTCTGTTAATCTATTTTTTTATGGATATTGGCATTAAATATTATGAAAGATGTTTGCAGAGCAATGTAGGACTCTTGTTAAACATTTTGCTAGGAAGTGTTGTTTCGGCGATTATTGTTGCTTGTATGTCTATAAGTTCGAGTCAATATTTGTTTTTTAACGAGATCTCGAGTGATAAAGAAATTTGCTCGATGCCTAGCAAACAGACATTTAAATGTAATGTTTTCAAAAACGGAGAGCTTATCGGATCGGTATAATGTTATTTTGCCTTGTTCCTATTTTTTTTCTTCTTTTTTGTTTCGGTATTGGGTGTAGGTTGTTCATCTACTTCTTCGGATTCAGCAATTTGCAAAGATTCAGAAATTTGCAAAGAATCTTCTTCTACTTCTATTTCTACTCGTTCTTCTTCTACTGGTTCTTCTTTTATATTTTGCACAGGAGTAGGATTAGGATTAGGATTAGGATTAGGATTAGGATTAGGATTAGGAATAAAAAAATGTATATTTGAAAATAGCCATTTTCTGCATCCTTTTATAACAAATTGACGCTGAAAGGATTCAGTAAGCAACCTCATGTTCCCTTTTGTATTGTATTGAACAATAAAATTGTTGAAAACAGGCAAAAGACGGTAATTTTTATACACATTCATATTTGCATAATTGAATAATGGTTTGCGCTTTTTTACATTTACGTAATTGTGAAATAAATAAAGCATATTTTTAAAATCCGTTTTTGTTTTTAAATCTTGAATTTTAATTTTTGCTAAAAACCGAACTGCGTCGCTGGAACAGTCTGGACAAGGAAGAAATTTGCATATTCCAGAAATAAATTGAAACAATTGTTTAGAAAGGTGAGGGTAAGCGTCTTCATTTATTCTTTCCGCAAGAGTATGGAAGAGTCTCCATACCGCAGGTCCCCAAACTTCCGGAGGTGGCATATAACTATTGTCATAAAAAATATAAAGATATTTTACCAATTGTATAATCTGTATGCCGAAATATATTGTAGAAGGGGCAATTGATTTTTTTTCCGAATTGTATAAATCATTGGATGAAGAAGAAGACATGAATGACAATGTGTGTCTCATAACAAATGCACCATTGAGTGATAATTTTGTTCAGTTGCAATGTGGTCATAAATTCAATTATTTGCCTTTGTACAAAGACATTTACAATCACAAAAAAAATTTTAATTATTTGGAATCTACCAGCGGAAAATTGGGGAAAAACGAAATACGCTGCCCTTATTGCCGGAAAAAACAGAATGAAGTGTTGCCATACTATGAAAATATGGGGGTGAATAAAGTGGTGGGGGTAAATGAAGTCCATGTAGAAGAAACAAAGAGCAATAAAAAGACTTATTATCCAAATCATAGTTGTTCTTTTATGATGAAAATTGGCACGGATTCCGAAGAAGTGCAATGTAGCGGATTCGGAACTCCCATTTGCATTTATACGCACGGCACCAATTATGGTGACACCAAATTGTATTGTTGGTCGCATAAAAAAGCAGTGATAAGACAATATAAAAATGATATTTTGGTTAAGGCGAAAGCTGATGCGCTGAAGGTGAAACTGGAATTAAAAAAGGCAAAAGAAGAAACAATTTTAAAAGAGAAGGAGGAAAAGAAGATCGCAAAGAGTTTAACAAAAAAAGACAAGAAAGAAAAAAAAACAAAGAAAGATGCGTTGAACATAGCAAACACGATTTTAACAGATGAAAATGTTGTAATCAGCTCGTTAGAAGAACCAATTTATTGCATTGCTCTCCTAAAATCAGGTATAAACAAGGGAACCGTGTGCGGTAAAAAAGCTTGTAATGTAGAAGATAAATTATGTAGTCGGCATTATACAAAGTAACTTTTATAAAAATATGAAAACAAAAACAATAATATGTATATATCATAAATGGTTCTCTCTCCAGATTTGACTCATGCGGATTGGTGGATTCGCACTTGCACCAAGCTTTTGCAACAGGTGGACACATCGCTGCGTTTCACTGTGGTTAAGGTTGAAAAAACACAACATTTAGTTATTGAAAATATTTCTGAATCTACTTTATCAAAATTATTCTTTTTAGTCAATACTGACCAAAACAACAACTATGGATATTTAGAGGCTCTGCAAGTGTTTGTAAAGGATGATTATTCCAGAACCGCGATTCCTATTCCAGGTTTCTCTACTTTAGCCAATGCGATTTGGAATGAAGCGGATGCTACAGGATTTGTCGAAGGTCAACAAACTCAAACCGCATTTTCAGCGCCTTTGAATAACCCTTATACCAACGAGCCTTTAACTGTCCCTGAATATGTAGATTGGATCACCGCGGTCATTCCCTGGGCTCCCAAAACTTTCGGAAAAGAAAAGATTTTCACTCTTATGCTGAATCCTGACTCTGAAGCTGCATTAGGAGAAGACGCTGCTAGAGCCGGTGGGCAACAATTTATTAGAGGTGGCGGGGAAGAACAAGGAGCTGCGGCAGTGGAATATTTAGGTGAAGGTAGTTCCTTTTATAATAAAGCTAAAGAAATTGCAAAGGACTATATTATTCCTGCTGTAGTTGGTGTTGGGTCTGTTTATGGGTTGTATAAAGGTGCCGAATTGACAACTGGGGAATCATACTAATAAATATTTTATTTAATATACACATTATTTGAAAAATAATGTGCATATATTATAAATGTCTCTCTCGCCAGATTTGACCCATGCGGATTGGTGGATTCGCACTTGCACCAAGCTTTTGCAACAGGTGGACACGTCGCTGCGTTTCACTGTGGTTAAGGTTGAAAAAACCCAGCATTTAGTTATTGAAAATATTTCCGAAACTACTTTATCTCAACTCTTCTTTCTAGTCAACACTGACCAAAATAACAACTATGGGTATTTAGAGGCTCTGCAAGTGTTTGTAAAAGATGATTATTCAAGAACCGCGATTCCGATCCCTGGCTTTTCTACTTTAGCAAATGCGATTTGGAATGAAGCGGATGCTACAGGGTTTGTTGAAGGTCAACAAACGCAAACCGCCTTTTTAGCACCTTTGAACAACCCTTACACTAACGAACCTTTAACTGTCCCTCAGTATGTAGATTGGATCACTGCGGTGATTCCCTGGGCTCCTAAAACATTTGGGAAAGAAAAGATTTTCACTCTTATCTTGAATCCGGACTCTGAAGCTGCATTAGGAGAAGACGCTGCTAGAGCCGGTTTCTTCTCTGAGGATTTTAAACGGCAAGCTGCAATAGCAGCTAAAATTACTGCTATTGCATCAGGAGTTGCTCTTGTTAATATTGGGGGTGCTGTACTACTTCTAAAGACGGGAGTGTTGAACTAGCTGAAAAGAATCAGTGACCCTAATAAATATTTTATATTTTTGCAAGTAATAATGTGTGTTATACACTAATTGCTTCTTTATATACATTTACTAATAAAACGCGTTTGTTATAATATAAACTTATTTGAAAAATAATGTGTATATATTATAAATGTTTCTCTCTCCAGATTTGACCCATGCGGATTGGTGGATTCGCACTTGCACCAAGCTTTTGCAACAGGTGGACACATCGCTGCGTTTCACGGTGGTTAAGGTTGAAAAAACACAGCATTTAGTTATTGAAAATATTTCCGAAACTACTTTATCTCAACTATTCTTTCTAGTCAACACTGACCAAAACAACAACTATGGATATTTAGAGGCTCTGCAAGTGTTTGTAAAAGATGATTATTCAAGAACCGCGATTCCCGTCCCTGGCTTTTCTACTTTAGCTAATGCGATTTGGAATGAAGCGGATGCTACAGGGTTTGTTGAAGGTCAAAAAACGCAAACCGCCTTTTTAGCGCCTTTGAACAACCCTTACACCAACGAACCTTTAACTGTCCCTCAGTATGTGGATTGGATTACTGCGGTCATTCCCTGGGCTCCTAAAACGTTTGGGAAAGAAAAGATTTTCACTCTTATCTTGAATCCGGACTCTGAAGCTTTAGTAGGAGAAGACGTTGCTAGAGCCGGTGGGCAACAAGTTATTAGAGGTGGCGGGGAAGAACAAGCAGTTGCGGCAATGAAATATTTAGGTGAAGGTAGTCCCGGTTTCTTCTCTGAGGAATTTAAAGAGAAAGCTGAAAAAGTAGCTTCTCTTGCTATAAAATTAACAGGTGCGGGTGGTGTAGCTTATGGGATTGTTAAACTAGCTGAAAAGTATCAGTGACCCTAATAAATATTTTATATTTTTGCAACTAATAATGTGTGTTATACACCAAATTGCTTATTTTATATACATTTACTAATAAAATGCGTTTGTTATAATATAAACTTATTTGAAAAATAATGTGTATATATTATAAATGTTTCTCTCTCCAGATTTGACCCATGCGGATTGGTGGATTCGCACTTGCACCAAGCTTTTGCAACAGGTGGACACATCGCTGCGTTTCACGGTGGTTAAGGTTGAAAAAACACAGCATTTAGTTATTGAAAACATTTCTGAAGCAACTTTGTCCAAATTGTTCTTCCTAGTCAATACTGATCAAAACAACAACTATGGATATTTAGAGACTCTGCAAGTGTTTGTAAAAGATGATTATTCAAGAACCGCAATTCCGATCCCTGGCTTTTCTACTTTAGCCAATGCGATTTGGAATGAAGCAGATGCTACAGGGTTTGTTGAAGGTCAAAAAACTCAAACCGCCTTTTTAGCACCTTTGAACAACCCTTACACTAATGAGCCTTTAACTGTTCCCCAGTATGTGGATTGGATTACTGCGGTCATTCCCTGGGCTCCTAAAACGTTTGGGAAGGAAAAGATTTTCACTCTTATCTTGAATCCGGATTCTGAAGCCGTAGGTGAAATAGTAGAGAATATAGCAAAATATTTCTTGAAAGACCCAGATTCTGTAGTTGCTAAAAGATTAGCTGAAGGTGGTGTATCTGAATCAACAATTGAAGAATTATTTAAAACAAAGAATTTCACAATGTATGTCCCTCCTGAATCTGCCGGATATGGAGCAGAAACAAATGGATATACTCGCATGTACACTGGCAGGAGTATTGATCAAATTCAAAAAAATCCTGGTTCTAATACTGTAAGTATTAGCTCGGAAAATTTTAGTACTCCAGAACAAAAAATGAATTTGTTCAAGGATGCGAATAATCAGATTGATTATGGCAAAGTAGCAAAAGTAGCAGCAGTTGCCGGTGGCACAGCTGTTGTAGGAGGAGGAGCCACAGCGACGGGTATAGAAGCTAAAATGGGAAATATTCCACCTCTAAAAATGTCTTAAAAATTTTATTCAATAAAATTTTTGTATATGTAGTTTTATTGTTTATTCTTATATATATAAATGTCTGCAGATCTTACTCACGCCGACTGGTGGATTCGCACTTGCACAAAGCTTTTACAAAAGGTGGACACATCACTGCGTTTCACCGTCGTCAAGGTTGAAAAAACACAACATTTAATGATTGAAAATATTTCCGAAGCGACTTTGTCCCGGCTATTCTTTTTAGTGAACACTGACCAAAACAACAACTACGGATATTTAGAAATGTTACAAGTTTTTGTAAAAGATGATTATTCTAGAACTGCTATACCTATCCCTGGCTTTTCTACTTTAGCCAATGCGATTTGGAATGAAGCGGATGCTACAGGGTTTGTTGAAGGTCAAAAAACTCAAACCGCCTTTTTGGCACCTTTGAACAACCCTTACACTAACGAACCTTTAACTATTCCCCAGTATGTGGATTGGATCACTGCGGTCATTCCATGGGCTCCTAAAACATTTGGGAAAGAAAAGATTTTCACTCTTATACTAAATCCGGATTCTGAATTTGGTATATTAGGAGGAGAAGCCGTTGCTAGAGAAGCTGGAGGAAGTGCTGCAAAAGAAGCTGGAGGAAGTGCTGCAGAAGAAGCTGGAGGAAGTGCTGCAGAAGAAGCTGGAGGAGGTGTGTTAGGAAACCTTAAAAATCTAATTTTTTCTAGAACCGGAGCTGAAGCGGGTGCTATTTTTGGTCTTTTATCTACTGGAATAGGAGTAGGTTCTGCTGCTTTAGCGGGTAAACTTTAAGGTGTATGAATTTGATAAATCGGTTAATGTTATTTTTTGAAGAATATACAAACAAAAATATAAATATTTTGCTTTATATAAATGCCGACTTTTTCTTCAGATCTTACTCATGCAGACTGGTGGATTCGTACTACTAAAAAGTTATTGCAAAAGGTGGACACATCGTTGCGTTTCACTGTTGTTAAAGTTGAGAAAACACAGCATTTAACAATTGAAAATATTTCCGAAGCAACTTTGTCCCGGCTATTCTTTCTAGTCAACACTGATCAAAACAACAACTATGGATATTTAGAAGAGTTACAAGTTTTTGTAAAGGGTGATTATTCTAGAACCGCGATTCCGATTCCCGGTTTCTCTACCTTAGCCAATGCGATTTGGAATGAAGCGGATGCTACAGGGTTTATTGAAGGTCAAAAAACTCAAACCACCTTTTTGGCACCTTTAAACAACCCTTACACCAACGAGCCTTTAACTGTTCCCCAGTATGTGGATTGGATTACTGCGGTCATTCCCTGGGCTCCTAAAACCTTTGGGAAAGAAAAGATTTTCACTCTTATACTAAATCCAGACACTGAAGTTGGTATATTAGGAGGAGAAGCCGTTGCTAGAGAAGCTGAAGGAAGTGGAGGTAAAACTCTGTTAGAAAGTCTAAAAGATATGCTTTTATCGAACCCAGAAAATGAAAGAGACAGTTTTGCTGCAGTAGATGAAAAAGGAACTGCGGCTGAAAACATAATGCCTACAATGGCCGCAGCAATGTATACACCAGAACAACAACAAGAGATTTCCAATTTTAGGTTGTCTACTAAAATAAAGACCTTTTTGGCGGTTACTTTACCACCGGGCATTATAGTTTCGACCGTGGAAGGGTTGAAAAATACAAATATGAATAGTTAATATTATTTGTAAAATATGGATAGTTCAAATATTCTTAAAGATTTAAATATGCATTATATCTATAAATGTCTTTTTCTCCAGACTTGACACATTCAGATTGGTGGGTTCGTACTTGCACAAAGCTATTGCAACAGGTTGACACTGCGATGCGTTTCACCGTTACTAAAGTTGGAAAAACACAACATTTGGTTGTTGAAAATATTTCGGAAACTACACTATCTAAACTTTTCTTTTTAGTCAATACTGATCAAAACAATAACTATGGGTATTTAGAAGTGTTACAAGTTTTTGTAAAAGATGATTATTCAAGAAACCCTGTGCCCATTCCTGGATTCTCCGCACTAGCCAATGCCATTTGGAATGAAGCCGATGCAAAAGGATTTATTTTAGACGAAAAAACACAAACCGCTTTTTTAAATCCTCTAAACAATCCCGTTACGAATCAACCATTAACAATTCCTCAATATGTGGATCTTATGACTGCGGTAATTCCTTGGGCGCCCAAAACGTTTGGTAAAGAAAAGATCTTTACTCTTATGTTAAATCCTGATATAAGCGGACCCTTTACTGCCAGTGCATGTCACAGGGCAGGCAACTGCTAGTAGTCAAATCCACTCCAGATCCAACCATTAATATTACTTTTTATAAATTTTTAAATATTCATTATATTTATAAATGGAAGACCTAACCCATGCTGACTGGTGGATTCGCACTACTACAAAGCTATTGCAACAGGTTGACACTGCGATGCGTTTCACCGTTGTTAAAGTTGGAAAAACAAAACATTTAGTTATTGAAAATATTTCCGAAGCTACTTTAGCCAAATTATTCTTTCTAGTCAACACTGACCAAAACAACAACTATGGATATTTAGAAATGTTGCTAGTTTTTGTAAAGGATGATTATTCTGAAAACCCAATACCAATTCCAGGTTTCTCTACTTTAGCTAATGCTATTTGGAATCAAGCAGATGCGGAAGGATTTATCAAAGGGCAAAAAACACAAACCGCTTTTTTAAATCCTCTAAACAATCCTTATACGAATGAGCCTCTAACAATTCCTGAGTATGTGGATTGGATCACTGCGATTATTCCTTGGGCGCCTAAAACATTTGGTAAGGAAAAAATTTTTACTCTTGTCTTGAATCCTGATTTGGCAGCTGGAATGGGACAAATATTTGAACAAACAGTTGCTCCCACCCAAGACACTTCGGATTCACCTTTAATATCAAAACTTATTGATAAAATAATTTCACCGAGTGATAATAGCACCGGAGCAAACATTGGAAGAAGTCTTTTAACACAAGCAGCAAAAATGGGTCTTAATCCTTTGGTGTTTTTTGGTGGGGCGCCTGGAGCTTTTGCACAACTTTTTGTGCCGGGAGCTAAATCCGCACCAAAACTTAGTTCAGGGATACAAAGTAAATTAGGTTTGCCAACATTATAAAAATGAATTACGATAGGATATAAATAAAAAGGCTCGTTTTTTTATGGGTTAGTAAAAATTTTTAATTTTTGCAATTTTTTAATTTTTGCAAAATTTAAAATATTTAGTATATTTATAAATGTCTGTCTCCCCTGATCTGACGCACTCCGACTGGTGGGTTCGTACCACCACAAAGCTCTTGCAAACCGTTGATACGACAATGCGTTTCTCCGTTGTTAGGAAAGAAGAAAACCCGTGTTTGTTTATTGAAAATATTTCCGAAGCTACTTTATCCAAATTGTTCTTTTTGGTCAATACTGACCAAAATAACAACTACGGATATTTAGGAATGTTGCAAGTTTTTGTAAAGGATGATTATTCGAGAAAACCTATAGCCATTCCTGGGTTCTCTATATTAGCCAATTCTGTTTGGAGTCAAGCGGATGCTCTAGGATTTGTGGAAGGAAATAAAACACAAACTGCGTTTTTAGCTCCTTTGAACAACCCTCAAACAAATGAACCCTTAACTATTCCCGAGTATGTAGATCTTATCACTGCAATCATTCCTTGGGCTCCCAAAACGTTTGGCAAAGAAAAGATTTTCACTCTTATGTTGAATGCCGACTAATTTAGAATCTACCTACCGATTTAGGAAAAATCACAATAAAATAATTTCTGTAATTTTATAAATATTCATTATATTTATAAATGTCTGTCTCCCCTGATTTGACCCATGCGGATTGGTGGGTTCGCACCACTGTAAAGCTTTTGCAAACCGTTGATACGGCACTGCGTTTCAATATTATCAAAATGGGAGAAACCCAGCATTTAATAGTTGAAAACATTTCGGAAGCAACTTTATCCCAATTATTCTTTCTAGTCAATACTGACCAAAATAACAACTATGGATATTTAGAATCGTTGCAAGTTTTCTTGCAGAGTGATTATTCAAGAACCGCGATTCCCATTCCTGGTTTCTCTACTTTAGCAAATGCAATTTGGAATGAAGCCGATGCTACAGGTTTTGTTGCAGGTGAAAAAACTCAAACCGCGTTTTTAAATCCTCTCAATAATCCTTACACTAACCAGCCGTTAAGTATCTGCGAGTATGTGGATTTGATCACTGCCGTGATTCCATGGGCTCCAAAAACCTCGGGACAAGTCAAGATTTTTACTCTTATGTTGAATCCTGACAAGTTTGACAACATATCTGGCAGCACAAAGAATCTAATAAAAAATAGAAAAAAAATCTTTTGAAACTAATAATATCGTGTTAATCGCATGCAATTTATAATACATTCGATTCTTTAATTAAACTTATACATGTTAATAACTTATTGCAATAATGAATATAAATAAATAAAAAAATAATATTTATTTATATTATAAATGTTACTCACTCCAGACTTGACACATGCTGATTGGTGGGTTCGTACTACTACAAAGCTTTTGCAAAAGGTTGATACGACAATGCGTTTCACCGTTGGTAAAGTTGGAAAAACCCAACATTTAATAATCGAAAATATTTCGGAAGCAACTTTGTCCAAATTATTCTTTCTAGTCAATACTGACCAAAATAACAACTATGGATATTTAGAATCGTTGCAAGTTTTCTTGCAGAGTGATTATTCAAGAACCGCGATTCCCATTCCTGGTTTCTCTACTTTAGCAAATGCAATTTGGAATGAAGCCGATGCTACAGGTTTTGTTGCAGGTGAAAAAACTCAAACCGCTTTTCTAAACCCTCTTAATAATCCTTATACTAACCAGCCGTTAAGTATCTGCGAATATGTGGATTGGATCACTGCGGTTATTCCTTGGGCTCCCAAAACTTTCGGTCAAGTTAAGATTTTTACTCTTATGTTGAATCCTGATACTGATACTGATACTACTACACAAACTGAAACTCTTCAAGAAAGGCTTGCTGCTGCAAGAAACAACAATACTGCGCCGTCACAGACACCGGTCTCACCGTCGAATAACATTATGACTCCATCAGGAGCAAATATTCCTCAATCGACAGGTTCCAGCGCAGATAGTGGTGCTAGACTACAAATGGCTCAGATGCAATTAGCAATGAATAAAGCAAATGGAACAGGGCCTGGATCTGGTGCAAATTCCGGCATGTTGGCAGCTGAATTACAAATGAGAAAAATGAATAGTTCAATCGGGGCAGTGCAAGGCGTTTTTGGCGATATAACATCACTTGAAAGCCTTCTATCAGGAACTGTGAATGGCTTTAGTGGGTTGATAAGTTCTGGTTTTAGTGGTCTTGAAGGTCTAATTTAATAGTCTATCTAGATATATAATATTTAATCCAATTTACACATTTCTAGATAAAATGAAAAGTATGAATTTATTCATTTTATTTAAAAAAAATATTTGGTATATTTATAAATGGCCGACTTGACCCATTCAGATTGGTGGATTCGCACCACTGTAAAGCTTTTGCAAACCGTTGATACGACAATGCGTTTCAATATTATCAAAATGGGAGAAACCCAGCATTTAATAATTGAAAATATTTCCGAGGCAACTTTACCCAAATTGTTCTTTTTAGTTAATACTGACCAAAATAACAACTATGGATATTTAGAAGCGTTGCAAGTTTTCTTGCAGAGTGATTATTCAAGAACCGCGATTCCCATTCCTGGTTTCTCTACTTTAGCAAATGCAATTTGGAATGAAGCCGATGCTACAGGTTTTGTTGCAGGTGAAAAAACCCAAACCGCGTTTTTAAATCCTCTCAATAATCCTTACACTAACCAGCCGTTAAGTATCTGCGAGTATGTGGATTTGATCACTGCGATTATTCCTTGGGCTCCAAAAACCTCAGGACAAGTCAAGATTTTTACGCTTATGTTGAATCCCGATTTAGACAGCGACAGTCTAGAAAATCGCACTCCTGCCACACTTACTTCAGCTCAAATACAACAACTTGAGGATAATGGTACAACCCCGGCCCAAATAGCTCAATATCAAGCAACGCGTCAAGCAAACATACTTAAAAGAAATCAATATAGACAAAACGATATGTCAAATATATCAAATATATCGAATATATCAAATATATCAGAATCAAGCGAAGGAACCGCGTAATAAATATTAGTTGTAATTTTATGTAACGTGAAAAGTTAATTTAATTATGAATGCGTTACAATGATTTTTTTTTATTTTTTTGAAAAATAAAGTATTTAGTATATTTATAAATGTCTGTCTCCCCTGATTTGACCCATGCGGATTGGTGGATTCGCACCACTGTAAAGCTTTTGCAAACCGTTGATACGACACTGCGTTTCACTATTATTAAAATTGAAGAAACCCAACATTTGACTGTTGAAAATATTTCCGAGGCAACTTTACCCAAATTGTTCTTTTTAGTTAATACTGACCAAAATAACAACTATGGGTATTTAGAAGCGTTGCAAGTTTTCTTGCAGAGCGATTATTCAAGAACCGCGATTCCCATTCCTGGTTTCTCTACTTTAGCAAATGCAATTTGGAATGAAGCCGATGCTACAGGTTTTGTTGCAGGTGAAAAAACTCAAACCGCTTTTTTAAACCCTCTCAATAATCCTTACACTAACCAGCCGTTAAGTATCTGCGAGTATGTGGATTGGATCACTGCCGTGATTCCATGGGCTCCAAAAACCTCAGGACAAGTCAAGATTTTTACTCTTGTATTGAATCCTGATTTTGAAAGGGGGCAAGTTATGGATAATAGAATGACAGGGACATCGATTGTCTCTAATAGAATGACCGCGCCAACTAACACGTCATCAGGGACACAGATGATCTCTAATAGAACGACAGGGACAATGGGACCACTAGCCGCAAGAGCAGCGACAACGGGATCAACACAATCCACAAGTAAAAATCCAACAACTACAGCACTTATGGTGTTAGAAGCTCCTGCAACAGTACCTGTTGATTTACTAGCCGGCACAATTGGCGGTGCTACAGCAGTTCAGATGGTTAATAGTGGTATTACTACCCTTAATAGTGGAGCTAGTGATTTTTTTAATGGCGACGATGATAGTGAGATTGATAATGCAATTATATGTTAAATTTATTTTTTACACCAGAATAACCCCCAATGCCCAAATATATATTTTGGAAATAGTGCTAAAATGCGATTCAATACATTTATTTAAGTATTTTTACTCGTTTATAAAAGTAATAATATTTACTCTGTATATAAATGTCTGATCTCACTCATGCAGACTGGTGGATTCGCACTTGCACCAAGCTTTTGCAACAGGTGGACACATCGCTGCGTTTCACTGTGGTTAAGGTTGAAAAAACCCAACATTTAGTTATTGAAAATATTTCTGAATCTACTTTATCAAAATTATTCTTTCTAGTCAACACTGACCAAAATAACAACTATGGATATTTAGAGGCTCTGCAAGTGTTTGTAAAAGATGATTATTCAAGAACCGCGATTCCCATTCCTGGTTTCTCTACTTTAGCCAATGCGATTTGGAATGAAGCAGATGCTGTAGGATTTGTCGAAGGTCAAAAAACTCAAACCGCCTTTTTAGCACCTTTGAACAACCCTTACACCGATGAACCTCTAACAATTCCTGAGTATGTGGATTGGATCACTGCGGTTATTCCCTGGGCTCCCAAAACGTTTCGGAAGGAAAAAATTTTTACTCTTATGTTGAATCCAGACACGGTTGAAGAGGGAGCGACTAGAGATATTTTAACTAGTCTATTAGAAAACGAATTACCAACGGCATCTCCAATACAAGGTGCATTGCCAATGGCCGTAAATGTCGTAAATTATGCAGATGGCGACGCGATTGGTGAATTGAGAAATTCTGTACCAACAGCACGTCCTCTATTACAAACAATACCACCAGCGCGACCAGCAGCGCAACCAGCAGCGCAACCAGCAGCGCAACCAGGAGCGCAACCAGCAGCGCAACCCGTCCCGCCACAACAAATTCGAAGAAATAGAAGGAACCCACTTATACCTTTTGTAATTTCACTAAGCACTGGGGGGGCTATTTATGGACTGATAAATGGATCCGCAAATAATTAATCTTCTTAATAATTTATTTATTTTTTATTTATTTTTATTATATTTATAAATAAATGTCTCTCTCTCCAGATTTGACTCATGCGGATTGGTGGATTCGCACTTGCACCAAGCTTTTGCAAAAGGTGGACACATCGTTGCGTTTCACTGTGATTAAGGTTGAAAAAACACAACATTTAGTTATTGAAAACATTTCCGAAGCTACTTTGTCTAAGCTCTTCTTTTTAGTCAATACGGATCAAAACAACAACTATGGGTATTTAGAGGCTCTACAAGTGTTTGTAAAAGGGGATTATTCTAGAACCCCTATACCCATTCCAGGTTTCTCTACCTTAGCAAATGCGATTTGGAATGAAGCGGATGCTATTGGATTTGTCGAAGGTCAAAAAACGCAAACCGCCTTTTTAGCACCTTTGAACAACCCTTATACTAACGAGCCTCTAACAATTCCTGAGTATGTGGATTGGATCACGGCGATCATTCCTTGGGCGCCTAAAACGTTCGGGAAAGAAAAAGTTTTCACTCTTATAGTAAATCCGGATAGTGAAGTAGAATTTGCTGGTAAAGCTGCAGAATCTTTCACAGGATCTAGCTATTTTGAAAGTGCAAGATCTTCCGAAAGATTTGACTCTTTTCTAAGTGCAAAGTCTGACGGACCTCAATCTTTTTCAGACCCAACTATTGAGACAAATATTGAGAAATATTTATCAAAATCATCAGAACCAGTTTTTGGAGAGTTTGATAATCCTTTTTTAAAGAATTCTAATAGTTCCGGCGGCAAAACTTTTAAAACATACATACAGAATATATCTCAAAGCATACGTAATAATCCTGGAACAGTTGCTGGACTCATAGGGAATATAGGATTGGGATTGGGATTGGGATTAGGATTGGGATTACCAAAAAAAAATAATAGCTAATCAAAATTTAATATTGACATTATGTATAAATGTCTGACCTAACTCATGCGGATTGGTGGATTCGCACTTGTACCAAGCTTTTGCAACAGGTGGACACATCGCTGCGTTTCACTGTGGTTAAGGTTAAAAAAACCCAACATTTAGTTATTGAAAACATTTCCGAATCTACTTTATCAAAATTATTCTTTCTAGTCAACACTGACCAAAACAACAACTATGGGTATTTAGAGGCTCTGCAAGTGTTTGTAAAAGGGGATTATTCTAGAACCCCTATACCCATCCCTGGATTCTCTACCTTAGCCAATGCAATTTGGAATGAAGCGGATGCTACAGGATTTGTCGAAGGTCAAGAAACGCAAACCGCTTTTTTAGCACCTTTGAACAACCCTTACACCAACGAGCCTTTAACTGTCCCTCAGTATGTAGATTGGATTACTGCGGTCATTCCCTGGGCTCCTAAAACGTTTGGGAAGGAAAAAGTGTTTGCTCTTATCTTGAATCCGGACAAGCCAACCCGCACTCAACCAGGAAAAGGACCATGTCATGGACATCGCGACCAATGCTAATAATTCATAAATAAAAATTTTATAAAAATAATATGATTTTTGTAAAATTTTAAATATTTCGTATATTTATAAATAAATGTCTCTCTCTCCAGATTTGACTCATGCGGATTGGTGGATTCGCACTTGCACCAAGCTTTTGCAAAAGGTGGATACATCGTTGC